GCTTTGCCAGAAGCAACAGATATTTGTATTCATTGTAGGATAACTAGACTTTCAGCAGATGTACTTGATACGATAGCGGATACCGTAGAATTACATGGTGTTTGTTTTGGTTGGACAAGCGATAAATTAGGTTTGCCAATAGAATAAAAGGAGAAAAAATGAGTGACGGACTATGGGCAGAAAGAATAGCCTATGATACGGAAAACAGAATCCAATATGTTGGAAAGGCAATAGCAGGATCAGCAGAGAATGCACTTGCATGGTCGATTTATCTACTTATCTATGAGGGAGCTACGGAAAGAATTATAGAGAAGGGATGGGCAGGTGGTGATACTTCTCAGAGATGGAGATGGGACTTGAAGGCAACTTATGTTTATTCATGATGATTGATGCCGGAAAGAATAACACTTATCCCGCTGAAGGAGAGAGTCAAGAGGCTTGAGCAGACATATTATGCCGTACAAAAGGAACTGGGAAGGACACTTTTGTCTATGGATGTTGGAAACTACAGGGAGCTTGAATTGATAAAGATTCGAGAAAAGACGGATAGTTTGATAAGGAAATTGAATATGATAGTTTACAGATGGGCCAAAGAGACGGTTCCTGTAGCATATAAAAAGAGTTATAACATAGCCAGGACAAGACTCGAGATACTTGGGGCAAAAAAGGACATGTTCTATAACATAAATGAACACAACATGGCCATAGATATTTATTCCGAGGCGATTATAGACGATCTCCTCAAAGCGAACATGAGCATAAGAAATACGGTTAGTTCTTATCTCCATTTTTCAAGGATGGCTCATTATGGGCTTATGCAAATCCAGCAATTCGATCCGGGAGATGAGGAAATAATATCAGACATAATAATGGACACCATAGAAACAGGGCAGACGAGAACCTATGCGTCCAAGAGGATATATGAATATCTGAGGCTACAACTACTTGATGGTAAATTTATTGACAGAAAGGGACGGCACTACAATCTCAAGGATTATTCGAAGATGGTGGCAAGGACAAGATTGCGACAGGCACAGACGGAGGCCGTCAAGAATACCTGCAAACAATATCAGAATGATCTCGTTCAATGGTCAAGACATTCTTTTCCGTGTCCTGAATGTTCGGAACATGAGGGACAGATTTACTCATTGTCCGGGCAGCATCCTGTATATCCATTGATACCCGCAGAACCACCTCTACATCCGAACTGTGAGCATGACATCTCTCCGACTTCTGAGGTAGCAATAGAATATAGGGAGGCACGTACATGACATCATCGTATTTTGTTGATGATATTATCATTATCGAATGGGCAGGTGTGGATATCTACAATGAACCAGATCCCCTCCCATTAAATGAGCATAAGGTGAAAGGAAAAATAGAATACAAGACAAGATTGCTGAGCGGTTTGAGTGGCCAGGAAGTTACCGCAGGCACTAAGGGTGCTATTGTCTCATCGGTTACGGTTCTTTTGGGAGAGAGTATAGATGAAGTTTTGGGGCGGGAATTACAACATGAGGATAGGATTAAATTCAATAAGATTGAACATACAATATTAAAAATAGATAGACCAAAGGCTTTTACTGGTTATTTCGTTTTTAAATATGAGGTATATGTGGCATGAAAACAGAATTCACTCTAGATTTCAGGGATTTCAACAAGAAATTTACTGATATTATACAACGTGCCGCTCCCAAATCAGTACAGATAGGATTGAGAGAGGCTGGTCAGGAATTGAAGCTGGATGCTGATAATATTCCGCCTCGAACACCTCATAAGGAAGGGTTTTTGAGGGGTTCTGGAAAGGTGAGTGAAATTAATATTATAGGCAAATCTGCTGAAGTGACGGTTTCATACGATAAGCCCTATGCGAGACGTTGGCATGAGGCAGAACCCGGGACAGTGAAATGGTCTGAGCCAGATGTCGGTCCGAAGTATCTTGAATCGAAAATGGTAAGATTCAAAAATAAATATATGGAAATCATTGCTGCAATCATAAGGAAAAGAGCAAAATGATTAAAGAAATTGCTACCTTTATTGCCGCAAGAGCAGGTGCAGGCTTTACGGTTGGGGATACTATACAGGTTGGACACAGAACGCCCACCTCACCCGACCAATGCAGTGTTGTGCTTGAATCGGCTGGCGGAGGGCTACACTTTGATTTGCCTGATAGGACAGATAAGATGATTCAGGTAATCAGTCGAGCAAACACTTATATGACGGCGAGAGATGATGCCTGGACGATATTTGAGGTGTTGCACGGAGAGGCAGGCTGGGTAACAAATTTGACGGGCATTGATGCTGGTGCGCCAGATTTAGAGGCACAAACAATAGAAGCCCTGGCTGATCCTCAATTTATCGGTCAGGATGATAAGGATAGATACGAATTTTCTACGAATTATATTTTTCGTATGAAAGAAGTATAAAATTTTTAGGAGGTAAAAATGGCAAGTCCAAACAAAGATTTAGGACCGTGTGTGGTTGTCTGGAATGGCAGGGGAATACACATTACACCGGCTGAAGATGTAGTTACGTTTACCAAAACATTCGGTGGTGTGTTTTTCCGATATGAAGAATTGCAAGTTCCAATCAAGCGAGATCAGGCAGGAGAAACACACGTGGATGATGTGACTGTTGGGGTAGTCAATCCTGAGCTGGAAGTTCCCCTAACTCAAGAAGAGGTTACTAAGCTAGTAGAATGTTTTGCCAATGCTGATGCTTTAGTTGCCGATACTCTGAAAGTTTTCAATCCCGTGGGTGAAAATATCTATCCACTCACGCGACAAGTTATCGTTAAGCCAATTGTGAATGGAATCGTTTCTGGTGATAGTACTGAATTCTTGTATATCCACAGAGCTTTCCCCCGCATTACGATGGAACAGGCTTATGATAATTCTGGGCAAAGAACAGTTAAGGTGATTTTCAAGGGATATCCCGATGATACCAGTCCTTGGATCAATGAGTTGTGGAGATATGGTCCTTGTCCGGAAGCTGATTGATAAAGGAGAGATGAAAAATGCCTACTTATGATCTTGATGAGGAGTCTACCCTTTTTGAGCCTTTGAAAATTAAGGTTGGTGGTAAAGAACTGATCATTGAAGATGTTGCTCGGAAAGAATTCGAAAAGATAACGAACATCACAGATCCCTATGAACAGTTGGCACGGTGGGCTAAAGTTGACGTGAAAGAAGTTGAGCAGATTCCAATGAAGAAGGTTGCTGGGGCTTTAAAGATTATTGGTAAAGAAATCTTGGGTCCAGCAGCAGGTAGCTTTACACCAAAAAAAGCCTAAAGACCTGGGCAGATAAGGCAGAGGCGATACTACTCGCCTACCCAGGGACGTGGAGTTATATGAAGCTTCTACGCCTCAAGAAGCGAGACTTTGAATTCTGGACATGGAAGGCTCAGAAGGTATTGGTTATGAAAGAGATGTTGTTAGCCAATACGATTAGGGTTGCAATGGCGAAACAAGAACAATATAGTCGCTTCTTTGATGATAAGCGAACAGAATTGGCTCGTCTTGATGGGAGAAGAAGTGAAGTCTATGATGAGGCATGGGAGATTCTTAAAATGAAAAAGAGAGGATAATCGTGGCATTCGATGCTGGGGCTATTAAGGCCAGACTAACAATTGATAAAAGCCAGTGGGATAAGTCTGCAAAGCAGATTAAAACATCTCAGCAGAAATTGGCTGTCCAATCGAAGAAAACGGGCATGGCTTTCAAGGGAATGTGGAAGCAGATGGCGATAGGGATTGGTATCACAGGCGGGGTAACGATGGTGATACGGGGACTAATGCGACAGATGGCAGATACGATTAAGGTGGGACGGAGTTTTGAGAAAGAATGGGCTAATGTAACTACGATGATGAATCTCTCCCGAACTGCAACTGATAAAATGAAGTATGAATTGCGGATGTTATCTCCCACTCTTGGTGATACTACCGAATTAGCCAAGGGAATGTATCAGGTTCTTTCTGCATCCATAGAGCCGGCAAAAGCAATTAAGTTCTTGGGCGAGGCAGCAAAGTCAGCAAAGGCTGGAGTTACAGAGACGAAAATTGCTGTTGATGCCATGACGACTGTTATAAATGCCTATGGAATGGAAGCGGAGGCTGCCACCGAAGTTTCAGATATCATGTTTGCTACCGTCAAACGTGGAAAGTTGACTTATGAAGAATTAGCCACCTCTTTGGGAACAGTCATTCCTGTTGCTGCTACTATCGGGGTTGAATTTAGAGATGTTGCTGCTGCCGTAGCCAGTTTAACGCGCCAGGGAGTTGTTGCCTCTAAAGCCACAATGCAGTTACGCCAGGTTATGATGTCTATCTTAAAACCATCAGCAGAGGCAGAGGAAATCACTGAAGATTTAGGGATTGCAATGGGTAAGAATGCTCTTGAAACGATAGGATTGGCAGGATGGTTAGATATACTTAGAGAAAAGACAAAAGGCAATGCTGATATCATGACCAAAATTGTCCCGAATGTGAGAGCCTTAACTGCCGTCTTGGCATTAACAGGTAAAGCAGCAGAAGGATTTGCTTACGATCAGGAATTCATGACTGAGACGATGGGATTTACAGATGAGGCATTCAGAAAGCAGATGGAGTCAGTTGATTTCTGGATTGAAACTTTTGAAACTGCTGCGGATAAGATCAAGATTGCTTTTTATGAGGGTCTTACTGCTTCATTGAGAGAATCGATTACATCAGCAGAAGATTTCGATGAGAAAATAACCAAGGCAACGAATGATGCCGCTAATTCTGTATCTCTTCATGTCAGCACAATGGTTGATGTTTTTGGAAAATTAAAAAAGGTAATAAATGCTCAGACATGGCCATTATTATTGTTGAGAGATATCATTACGGGAAATAAAAAGAGTACAAATGAATTAGAAAAAGCTACAAATGAATTGAGAGATGCCATGCTTCAAGCAGTACCAGAAGGGGCAATAGAAGATATTGAGGGATTCAAAGAAGCGAATGAATATTTAAAAATCGCAATAGACGAAACACTTGAACCCATTGATATGATGACAAGGGCAACAGAAATATTTAGGGGAAAACTTGAGGAATTATATGAATTTGAAGGTATCTGGGATGCGTTGATGCCACCATCGGTAGCAATAGAAAGATGGAATGCGTTTTATGATCTGGTTGAGACTCCTGAGTTGGATTTGATATGGGAACAACAAATGGGGAATATGGAAGAGGATACGCTAAATTTCATGGCCTCGATAATTCCTGGCATGGCCTTCATGACCAAAAAGATAACTGATGATTTTAAGAAAACAGGTGATAATGTTAAATTGAGCATGTCAGATATGGCGATGACAGCAGGGACTATCTTAACTGCCCTGGCTGGAAAGAGCAAAGGTCTGGCTATCGCAGGAGCAATTATCAGCACATATGCTGCAGCGGCAAAGACTTTGCAAACATATGGGATGCCTCTTGCGATTCCTTTCATAGCTATGGCAATTGCAGCAGGGTTAAAACAGGTTTCGATGATTAAAGCACAAGCTATCCCTTCGGCAGCAGAAGGGGGTTGGATTCCAAAACCAGCACTTATTGAAGCGGGACATGGCCCAGGGGGTGAGGTTATCGTACCCTTTGATAGAGCTCCAATCGGAGGGATGGGCGCAACAGTGAGTTTCAACTTCTATGCTCCCATCATATCCACGACAGGATTATCGGATAAAGATGTGGATGAAGTGACTGAATATTTCTTTGATCGAATGGACAGCGAAGCAAAAAGAAGGGGGTATTCGATAAATGGCTCTTGAAAATGTAACACTAGAATCAGTAGCCGGGGGACTTGTTATACTTCCTGGATTAATGTGGATAGGAAGTCCCCCATCCTGGCCTGTATCTTCTACGAAACAGATGGAAGTGGCTACGATGATGGATAAAAGTAGAAGGATTGCATATTTTGACGAGAAACGAGAATGGGGCATCGTTTTAGGTTTTCTGACCAAAACACAGTTGGATATCATGAGAACTCTCAATGGTTATAAAGAGAATCTCAAATTCATAAATAATAATGAGGATGCGGATGAATATACTATTTATATATCATCATTTCGTCATAATCCTGAAAGGATGGATGCAAGACAATTGAATAGATACAAGGTTGAGATGACATTGAGGGAGGTATAATCAATGCAAGATGCAGTATGGGTAGGTGCGAATAGTGCATTATTACTTGCAGCCGGACAAGTGCCGTTGGTGAAGTTTGAAATTTATGTTGATTCCAACTGGATAAATATCTGCGATTTGCCCGGGGAAAAATTGATTGATAGGGGACTGAATGTATGGACATCGGCAACAAATCTGACCCATTGGATAGAAGGGCTTGCTGGAACATCGACGGTAAACAGAGAAGCGGCGGAAAAAATCGAGGGTAATTATTCCTGCAGGTTTGATATAGATGCAGGCAATAGTATAATTCAAATTCGTCAAGTTAATATAACTTTAACACCATTGAAAAGATATAAAATTATCGTCTGGTATAAAAATTCTTTGGCTGGCAAGACGGCAGAAATTGCCTTTAGAAATGATGGAGGCAATGTTTATCTCAAGGAAGATAGCACATGGAACGTTGGTGTTTATTTTATTGAATTATCCAATTCAATTATTTGGAAAAAATTTGAGCTAGAATTTAATGCTCATATTGATTATTCGACTTATCGCCTCATTTTATTGAATAAAACTGCCCATTCCTCCTCAATCTACTTCGACAATATCTCGCTTCGGGATATAACAAGTTATGAGATAGGTAAGAACTATCTGGAATCCGTTTCTGTCTCTTTGGGTGGTGCATCGATGACCCCCAATCCGATAGGTGGGAAATGGAGTGCTAGGTTAGCGAATGAAGGCAGTATTTTTCATCCCGATCATCCGACCTCGGGTTATGACGGTTATTGCGTGAGTGGCAGGGAAGTCAGGATAACAATTGGGGCAACGTATGGTGGTGTTGATTATTATTATCAGCGAATAATAGGCTATATGGACGAGCCTAAATTCAGCACTCCTGATTATAAGGTATCTATTAGCGGTCAAGACTATATGAAACGTCTCGAGGATGCGGAATTTCAGGAAATGGACGGAACACACCCGAACCACTGGGGACTATCAACAATCTTTGATTCCTGGCCTTCTGATGGATTACTGGGTGCTGAAATGTATATCGAAGGCGATGCTATGGATACTACCGATAATGGAGGGGCAGGTTTTCATACCGTAGCTAGTTGGGTTGCTACAAATTGCGATTTTTCTGCCATTGATGATGGAGTCGATAATCATGTTGGAAAAATGATTAATGCTGACCAAGGGCCTCCCTCCAGACTAAGGCTTGCAGATATTGGTACCAATGCTGAATTGGGTAAAACATATAGAGTTAAATTCAAACATAGAATAGTTGGTGGGGATGGCAGTAAAGGGATTAAAATTCAAATCTTTCAAGCAGCACTTATCACGCAAGTTCTTTATTTCCCGACTGATGAATGGAAGGAAGAAACTCTTTATTTTGTCGCTACGGCTAATGCGGTTATAGAAATACGATTTGTACTTGCTGCTACAGCTTATGAACTCTGGCTGGACGATATTTCGGTTTGGGAATATAAACCCGAAGAAGATAGATATTATGATCTTACTGTGGCAGATGCGAATCAGAAAGGACCCTTCTATGTAACATATGATGATGGTGGCGGTGCAGTTCCAGTCCAACAGGGTGAAGATGATGAGGGCTGGAGGTATGATGAGGATGCCGGACATTTATTCTTTGACAGGAATAAAACCGTTATTGATGGAGTGACTCCGAATTTGGATAATGTTGTGGTTCATTATTACACGGAAACACATCCGGAGGATGCGGTAGCTAGGATTCTATGGTTTGCTGGTCTTGGCTTTGAGGGCACTCCTTATGCAGACGAGGATGCGGCTAAAACTGTTATGGGTCCTGATGATCCAGGATTTACTATTGATAAAGTTTGGTTTGAGGCAGGAACTTCATTCCTGAGTGCCATAAAAATGTTATGTGAGGTATGTAATTATAGATTCCATTTCGAATATGATGGTCGCCCATCCTTTAAAGCTCCACCGGCAGGCGGAGTGGTATTCACTTTTAGCGATCCATCCCAAATAGCATCGCAGCGAACCTATCAGAGTCGGAGTGAAATTAAGAATAGAGTAATAATTAAAGGTATAAAACAAGCCGAACCAGTCAATCTTGATGATTCCGTGCCAAGTGAATTGATGGATGATGCGAGTGATGCCGGTTCAATAACTGCTTATGGTGAGCGTACACTGACAATAACGAATCATCTCTTTCAGCATCAAGGTAGATTAACTGCCATGTGTGGAACATTACGTGATTTATATAAGACTCCGAAATGGTATGCAAACCTCAAGATTCCTTTTAATCCTGTGCCACTGGAATTGGGCGATGAGATTCAGTGGGAAGAAAGACTTGGCCATGATCTGGCAAATATAACACAGACAGGTATAATCAGAGATATAAAAATAAGTAATTTTATTGTCACCTATAAAGTCGAGATAACAACGCCATGAGTAAAATTCATAAACCGTGGGTTAGCCATGAAGAACTCGATGCTTTCTTGGGTGGTGGAATTCTGGATGTTTTCCCCCATGCCGCAGACCATGAAGTTGGCGGAGGCGATCTTCTTGCCTTTGCAGACATAACCGGATTTGGGACTTATATTGATCAAGCACTTTTACAGGCTTCAAGTCCTCTTTTTGCCAACCTCTATCTTGAGGAACATCTCTATCATGCTGGAGATCTTGATACCTATATTAAATTCCAGGCCGATCAGATATTCGTAAGAGTTGGGAACGTTACTTTCATAAACATGCTAGAGGGTGCCACAGATTATCTTCAATTATTGGATGGCAAAAACTTCATCGGTGATGACCTTAATGCCAAAATGACTGTTGGTTTGACCATAAATCAAGCTGCTGCTGACGATGAAATTCTCGCCTTTAAATCGAGTGATGTTGCTCATGGAATGACTGGGGCTGGAATGACAGAGACAGATACCTATGGTTTATTTGCAAAAGATTCAGGGGTTACAGGTGGTTTGGCAATTAAAGGTTGGGGTTCGGGAGTTTATGGCATTGACCTTCAGGTATATTATACAACTGATAATGCGGTAAAAAGCGCTGCGGGTAGAGCACCTTTTGAAGTTGCTGTTGCTAAATATGATGGCGGAACAAGTGTAGGTCCTCAAGGTGCTGATGCTAATCTTGCCTGTTTTAGAAGTAATGGCTCTACTCGATGGATATTAGATGAGGATGGCGATACCTGGCAGCCTGGGATAGTAACAGCCCAGACTTTTCACCTACTTGCTGGCGTAACGCCTAATCTTGCTTGGCTCTCAGATGTGAATCTAGATGTACTTGAGCAGGGGGAGACTCTTTTATATGATGCAGATACCGGGAATTTTGTAGATGCCTGGGGAGTCGAATATGATAATCCACGCTTGGTTTGGAAGATGTATACTGAGTTTATGGGTTACGATGCAATGTCATCTCCACCTTGGACAGGTGGAACAATCGCAGGGGGGACAAAGGTGGGAATAGCCGGACTTGCAAATCATCCGGGGATTATGAATTTCCTGTCAGGCATAACAGCAAATAGCGGATACAGATATGCGATTGAAAATGATGCCATTCTGATTGCCGGGAAAGAATCCACAGAGTTTATCTTCCAGATGAAAACTAATAATGATACTAGAGTTAAATGTGGATTTATAGATACTTACTCTTCTGGAAATCCTGTTGATGGAGTTTGGTTAGAAATTCTGGGCGGTGTTCTGACCGGAAAGACAGCGAATAATACTGCTACTAGCACGACAGGGACAAACTTCAATATTGCTTTAAACACATGGTATCGAATGAAACTTTTTATAAATAACGCAATGACTTTAGTTACCTATAGGCTTTATACCTGTGCAGATGATACGATACGATGGACAGATACCCTGGCAGCAAACATCCCCACTGCCCGTGTAACTGGTCACGGTATTATAGCCACTCATTCTGAGGAGTTTGTCGTTAATATAATTTGGGTGGATATGATGACGGCGAACAGGGCAGGAGCGTGGAATCGATAAGGAGGCGATAATGACAAATACAATAAACTGGGAACATTTCAAACAAATTACGGGGAGGATTGACAGAATAAAGGCGAATATAAAACAACTCGGAATAGATATCGATGAGTTAAAATTGAAGAAAGAAGCCATACTCGATGACCCGATACTCAAGGCAGAACTCAAGAAGATAATAGACATCTATCCTGGAGCAACTATGACATCAATTGTTGCAGACTATAACAAATTGATAGCTTTAAAGAATTGGCTAAAAGAAAACGACCATCTATAAGGAGATAAATTTATGGAAAGAGACAAACACAATCCACCTCAGAAGCCAAAGTCTAATTTTATCAAGTTTTCTAAAATTCAACAGGCTTATCTCAACGAAGTGCGAACTAGACAGATGAGAGAATTTAACAAAATTGTCGGAACAATTTATGAGGAGTTAGGAATTACGGAAAAGATTTTAAACGCACCGCCTGGAACATACAAATTGAGGATGCAGGATTTAAGTGGCTTGGATATTCTGCCTGTCAAGCCGAATAGGAAAGATAGCTAGGGATTGACCAGAAATTAGCTAATTTAATTATCCCAGGTAAATGGAATCTCAATCTTTATTTTAATCGTGTAACCATTGTCATCCAAACCATAGGATCTGAAGAACATATTAGTTGGTCTACCCTTCGCACATACATCGAAAAGATACGATATATTACCAGAAGGGATGGGGTCTACATGATAAATACAACTAAAAGCACATCTTCCGTCAGGGAATGTAATTTCAATATAATTGAGATGGCAGCCGATTCCATTAGTCTCTGTAATGATAAGAGTAAAAGTAGATTCTGATTTTTCATAATAGGGAGTTGGATCATAATGGAAAATTGGTACTTCGGGAATCGTGGTAATTTCCAGAACTGCTTGCTTCTTTGGCACTATCTCAAGAAATGCTTCTGCTGAACCACCTGCGCCAGTTGCGGTCAAGATAAAGATAGTTGTCTCATCGACCCAAACACAATTGCCCGAAACCATCAAAGGAACTTCGCCAGTCCCCCAAGATGTAGTTACGGTTGCTACAGGGCTTTCCGCCACGCTCCAGGACAGAGCATGAGACCCAGCGAAAAGATGTTTTTCAGTAAAGTAAAGTATTACTGGAGGGTCGTCTCCGCTAGTTTCTATTATCCCTGAGTTTCCTGGGTTTCCTGGATTCCCTGGATTCAAAGCCTTTTCAATCTGCGGATCTGCTGGTGAGGTGCAATAGGCAAAGATAGATAAACAAATTAAGCTAAGAATCAATATTTTTGTTCTCATACTAACAATATAAGACTTCTTGCTCATTAAATCAAGGTTTAAAGCGATGATTCGGGGGATGAAATTATGCTACCCCTAAAGGCTAGACATTCTGGGGGGAGAAGATAGTTTGAAATAAGTGAAAAGAATCAAAGAAATAACTTGACACGACAAAGTCTAGGGTGTATATTTATGTACATATAATGTGCATAGAGAGAAAAAGGAGACTTGAATAATGGCAGAATACGAGGAGAGGCCTTGTAAGGTCTGTAAGCAAATGTATGTACCCAAAGTAGAATGGCAGAAATATTGCTCTGATGAGTGTCATGATGAACATTGGAAAGAAGTATATAGGGAGAAGGCTGCTGTTGAGAAGAGGTTAGATAGGGTAGAAAAGGAATTGGGGATAAAATAATGTTGGGAGAAGTTTGTGTCCGCTGTGGAAATCCCCATAATAGAAAAACCCCAAAATTAAAGAATTTATGGCATTCTGGAGGGAATTGGAGATACTATTGCGATAATTGTAAAAATGATAATGGACTTGAAATTGGTGAGAAAAGAAATAAAGATGGATATATTTCAATTTGGAATGGAAAAAAATGGCAATTTGAACATCGATTTATTTTTGAGAAATATCTTGGAAGAAAACTTTTAAAGGGAGAAATTATTCACCATAGAAATGGAAAAAGAAATGATAATCGTCTTGAGAATCTTCAATTACTTACAATCAAAACTCATTCATGTGGAATTGAAACCAAGTATTCAGAAGATATCTGTAGATTATTATATAGAATTAAAACCATTGAAAATAAGGAGGCAAGATAAATGCTTATATTAATTGGAATATTTGGATTATTTCTACTGTTGATGATTTGTGTTTATTTAGGAAGATGTGCATATTATCTCAAACTTATCTATAAAAAGAATTAACTATTTTCAACGGGAGGCTTAAATGACATTACTTCAAATCTTCTATAATTTCTTCATCATTTTTTATGTGGTATCAGGTCTTGTTACTGGCATTTATATCTTGGTGATGTTTTTCAACCTTTGCCATGATGTAAGTGAACTAAGAAATAAGTTAGTCAAAAATTAAACTATTCTCATAGGAGGGGAATTATGGATGACTTAATTTATGCAGATTATAAAGCTGAAGAAATCATCAAAAAGAAATATCCAACTATTAAAATTGAAGATGCAAGTGATGAAATACATCGTGAAAGATTTGGGGTTCAATTTAATGAGGATGAGTACAATGAGCATGAATACTTAAAGTTTCTCCTTGAATCAGGACTCTTCCAAGTTTCATTACAATTTCAAATAATGTCGAAAATAAAAGAAGATGTGCCTAAAATAAGCAAGGCATTAGAAGAATTAAAAAAAGAAAAGCCTGAGTTATTCAAAAAATAAAATAATGACCAAAAACTTTTTAGCAGATTTTCTATCCTTGTTCAAAGGAGGTGTCAATAGGACTAATCGGATAAACTCTGTTATCTATGGGAGGGGATTCGTTCCTCTCCCTAATCTATTTAAGTGAGGTGAATTATGAAAATAAAGAAAATTATTAGTAAAAGTAAGGATAAAAATCGGATGGAGGCTATAACAGAACATGGTGAGGGCATTTTGAGGACACGCCATCTTCATAAAGGTGGAGATGGAAAATGGAGATATTTCGCGGGATATGATAAAAATAAAAAACCAATATTCAGGAAATTATCTACTGAGGAAGCTAGTCATGCCTAAAGCAAAGCGGAGCCTATCCTCTAACGATGGACTCGGGGAAACAAAACATATTAGCGATATGCTTCTTGATTCTGCAAGAATAATAGTATCTTCCACCTGTCCTGTCAAGTTAATCACAGCACAAATTCAATATTGTAGGCTTGTGGAGAAGATGTATAGGCTAAATGCGAGGGTGAAGTGAATAAGATTTCTATGGATGCCAAAGGATTTAATTTCTTTGATTATGAGTTGGATATACTGAGGAATAAGTTGGGTTTTGAATTCAAGAAATTAAAGAAAAGAGGAAAATACGGAAAAATTATCTCATATAGAGTATTAGAAGACCCAGTTCCAGTTGAGGCAACAAAGGAAAGATTGTCTTTCTTGGAGAATGAGTTGCCCTATATGCTTAATGCTATCAAAATTGAAAATAAATTAAAGAAGGAGGTAAAAGATGATTGAATCAGCAAAACTAGCACTCGAAGCTACCGTAATCACCATGATTTTTCTAGGCATCCTGGCATTGCTCATAAGTCGGATTAAGGAGAGGAAGAAATAATGGTAGAAAAAAAGAAAGAAAAATCTAAGACTCAAGCTCTTCAAATCTACGTAGGTGAGGATAAAGTCTCGGTTGCCAAGACAGTCAATACTCAAGTCACAATGTTATCCTGGCCAACGCCCGAAAAGTATATCATGCAACGAAAGGGTAGAGGCAATTTCGTAATGGATTATGTCGAGACTAATTATGTCATTGGTATGTTAAATGCGATCTTCCTTTTTAATTGGGATAGCGAGATCCTTGAACAGATAATAGATAAAGAAGAAAATCAAATTGCTATGAAGATTCGGTTGACTGTACGATTCGCTGATGGAAAAGAAATCAAGAAAGATGCGTGGGGAGGAAGTGATATTAAACGATTGAAAGACACCAAGAAGATGGTTGACTTTGCTGATGATCTAAAGAGCGCCGAGAGTGATGGCATCAAGAAAGCTGCCTCAATGATCGGAATCTGTTGGGATGTTTATGCCGGACTGACAACGAGTGGAAAGAAAGGGAAGAAAATAAAGAACAAAGAAGAATCCAATGGATTCACGCAAGCTCCCGGACCACCTGATAGAGAGAATCAATTCAGGACAATCCCCATTAAAATTGGCTCGAAAACATATCTGCATACTAAATACGAGGTACTTGACCGATTCAAGGCTGCTAAATCCAAGCTGGGAAAAGTGCTGTATTATGAGATTCTGGGTGAGAATGGCTATGAAAAGTCGGACCAAATCCCAAAAGAAGATGTCCAGAAACTTTATGATGCGATGGTAGAAGCATATAAGGCAATGAAAGTTCCTGTGCCAAAAAAGGAAGAGGAACCAAAACCTGAAGCTGAGAAGAAATCAGAGGAAGAAATCAAACCCAAAGTTGATGAACCTGAAGAGCAATCACTAGGCTTTACTGCCGCAGAGGTTGAAAAGGAAGGAGAAGTAGAATTTCCACCACTTGAACAGAAGGATAAGGAAGAGAAAAAAGAAGAAGAAAAGCCACTACAGAGAGAGATAATGTCATTAACCGGACTCGAAGCTATGCTAGTTGATAAACACGGATTCACGCCAGATCAGATAATCGGCAGGCTCAAAGAAATGTTCGGTGAAGATAATGTAACCAAGCTGACGAGAAAGCAAGTTCAGAAAGCAATAAAACATTTCGAATGTATCATTGAGCAATTGAATAAGGTTAAAGAGGCAAAAGAGAAAGAGGTGTCATGAGCTTTTTAGGTAGGCATCATTCAGAAGAATCTAAACAAAAAATGAGAAAAGCATCTGAAGGTAAAAATAATCCAATGTATGGAGTTAGCATAAAAGGCAAAAATCATCCAATGTGGGGTAGGCGTCATTCTAAAGAAGCAAGAAAGAAAATGAAAGAAGCAGCTAAAGGAAGAAAAAAAGTAAGTGAAGAAACAAAAAGAAAGATGAGCGAAGCTCAAAAAGGTGAGAAAAGCGCATGGTGGGGTAAACATCATTCAGAAAAGACAAAACGAAAATTGAGTGAATCAAAAAAGGGGAAAAATAATCCAAAATGGAAAGGTGGAATCACGAAAGTACGTGGATATGTTTTTATTTTGAAGCCTGAACATCCAACTAGTATTGGTATCGGATATGTGAAAAGGGCTCGTTTGGTAGCTGAGAAAAAATTAGGCAGATATCTATATCCAGGTGAAATAACCCACCACAAAAATGGCATCAAAGATGATGATAGGGCTGAGAATATCAAGGTAATGACAAGAGGAGAACACACATCTTTCCATCATGGAAACAGAGGAAAGCATCATGAGTTACAACCAGTTTGAACGAGGAAGATATATACGACTCAAAATGCACCACCTTATCCTACTTGATTTGGGTGAAGAAAAGATCAACGCAAAGCAGGCCGGAGATTCTTATGATCTTATGTCCGAGGTAGAGACAGCAGGAACCACACATAGCCACAAGGTCGCACGAAATGATTACTATAAAAAGGCAGTTGCCGAATGGGTGAAGGCGAGACAAGCCCAGAGGCAAAGATTTACAGAATCTAAAAGTATGTAAGGAGGAAACATGACAGATTTAGAACAACTAAAAAAGGATGCTCTTGGTTTTCCTGAGAGAGCAAAGAGAATGATTGTTCACAATGCCACAACTCTTACGATTGCTAACGAATTTATCAGAGAAGTAAAAGGATTGATAAAGGCTGTATCTGATTCATATGATCCTATTATTCGCCATGCACAAGCAGAGAAGAAAAAATATATCAATCCTTTAAGAGAATCCGAGCAGACAGCCAAAATACACGTTGGTGCTTATCTGACGTTACAAGCTGAAATCAGGAGAAAGGCCGAAGAGAAAGTGAGGAAAGAAGAGGAGGACCGACAGAAGAAAGAGGATAAGATTCTAGCTGAGGCCAAGATACTCAAGGATTCAGGAAAAGAAAATGAGGCTGCTTCACTTGTGGAAGAGGTCCCACTTCCTGCACAAATAGAGATCCCACCAGAACCAGAAGCAGAAGGATTGAGCATGAGGCAGGTTGTCGATACAGAACGAATCAACATGATAGTCAAGCAACTCGGAAGGCAAACCAGGATACCGGGAATCAGGGTCTATCCGGTGTGGAAATGGGATATCACTAACAGGGAATTAATCCCCAAAGAGTATTATAAAACAAGTGTCGCTTCTCGGAAGGAGGGTTAACATGCCAGAATTTACTCAATCATGGGCGTTCATATTCATCGTAGGTGTTATTGGTTTTGTTCTTGGCTTTATCTTGGCTATCATTATGGCTGCATCTGGTAAGGCTTCAAGGATGGAGGAGAAAATTGAGAAAGATTTAGCTTCTCGTCCAATTGTTTGGAATGTCAAAAATCATTTTAAATCAGTGGGATATAAACCACCACTAAAGGCAGAGATAGTCATCAAGAACAACCCGAGGACAGATTAAGGTGCTTTAATGCAAGGAAGTCCAGAGCCTTTGTACAAAATGATAGGCTGGGAGGGCGTGAGCCATGAGCTTTAATTGCTCAAGATATGGCTGTCCTCCCCTTCCTTTGAGCGTTCATCTCGCATGAGCGTTAAAAGGAGGTAATTATGAGTAAATATTGCGATTTTTTCACAAAACGAAAACGAAGGTGTTATCCAATAGAGATTATTAATAAAGAGGAGAAACCTACTGGCGAATTTATTTGTATGTATTGTCATAAATCTGTCGAGGTTGCAATAGCAGCAAAGAGGATGAAAGATGTAATTGAAGATGCGAAGGGAGATAAAAATTATCCCATCCCCAAATGCTCTCATAAAAAGACAGTCGCAATCAATGAGGAGGGCCATGCCGGAGTCTACTGTGTCGATTGCGGCGAGCAATTAGAGAGGGAATGTTAGGGGAGGATTGAATGTTTTGTATGGGATGTCAAAAAGATTTATCACAATGTACCTGTCCTGATTTAGAGGAGAGGCTTGATAACACAGTTTTAAAAGGAAGGTTTGCTTATAGACGATGCAAGAAATGCAAGAAGCATTATGCACGATGTAAGTGCAACCTTCCAGAATGGGAAATAAGAGATCAACCAAAAGACATGGGAAATTAGGTGTCGCATAATAGTCATTTAATATTTACCGCCGAATCTAATGCGGTGGGCAGGAGGTTAATATGTATACAATAATTATCAATGAGCCAAAATGCCCAAAATGTGGTTGTAAAGATTTAAGAGAACATCATTGGGGGTGGCAGTGTTTTAAGTGCGACCATTATATGCCAAGGGGACAAGTAGAATTTGTCAAATATGATGATTCAGAGCTTGGTGTAGATGACCATACACCGAGGATGATTAATATTTACCCATTTCAGCCTTTTGATAATATTCCTCATCCCTTAGTGAAAAATAGAAAGGACTAAAATTTTGTGTCGCATAATAGTCATTATGTCTACTAGGAGGTAACATGGACAAAGAAGAGGTAATTAATTGGTTAAAAAACCTTGCTAAACAAGCAACGAGGCGGGCAAATAAAGCCGTAAGAGAAAATGATTTAATAGAAGCAAGCCATGAACGAGGCTACAGGCTTGGAATACTAAAAGGGATTGAGGTCATTGAAGAAGAATTTTAAAAATCGGCGGCAAATAGAGAGGATTATGTCAACTAGGGGAGGTGAAAATGACTGAAGAAGAAAAACGAGTCTTAGATTGTGTAAAAAAGTGGTTGCAGGTTAAAGCAACCGAGATGGAAAAACGAGGCGAAGATCCCACTAAATACAATCTTTATCAGTTGCCTGCTGATATTGACCATTCATGGCTTCTTGAAAGATTGTTAAAAGGAGAAGAACCCATGCCACCAGCTCCACCTGATAAACGTGTCGCATAACATTATGTCTACGAGGAGGAGTGAATGAAAATTACTAACATCACAAACTTTGAGACCTGGAAAATGATGGGCGAGCATTACGACTTCGATCCCTATGAACAGGTTGACCATAGCATAGACACGGGTGGAGGCAATAGCATGGATTGGGAATATACTGGGGATATCCCGGAGAAGGAGGAGTGAATGAGCAAGTTAAGTAAAGAGGAGCTTTTGGATGAATTTATAAATGCCTATGGGCATCATCCATCTTCCATTAAGAATGAACAAGCCTACCAGCAAATAAAAGAGATGATACAGAAGCCAGAAGTCACTGAGGAGTTTATAAAGAAATGGGCAGAGATAATGTGTAATTTTCGTTCTGCTCCAAAGGTATTTGAAGATTATAAGTTACCCGTAAAGACCATGCTCAAAGAGGCGGGCTATGAGGCGGTAAAATCTGTAACCGAGGAGTGGATTGAAGAGAAGGTGAAGAATTTATATGAAGAAAGCAAAGCGGGGAGTTGCTCGGTGAAGTCTTTTTGTAATTTCTTCATCCGCAAACTCGTTGAGGAGATAAAATGACCGATCTGGCTCCTGCCTACCCCTCCTTCTTTTCCCCCGAAACAGGGTGGGGGCCGGGTCTTTTCTATTTGACATTGAGGGGTGAATATTGTATGATTAGAGGCGATGAACCAGGAAAATGCTAACAAATAACAAACGAGCCCTTGCTCTGCATCTATCATTACTTCCCACTCGGAAGATTCTGGTTCATCCCAAATGGTGCAGGCAGGGGCTTTTTTTATTAAGGAGGTTTAAATGAAAGTAAAAATTTGTGATTTACAACCAAATCCATTTAGGGATTTTAAGAATTACCCAAGAGATGAAGAAAAAATCAAAATCTTAACGGAATCAGTAAGTAAGACTGGATTCTGGGATAATATCCTGGCAAGAAAAAAGAATGATAAATATGAAATAGCTTATGGCCACCATAGATATGCAGTTTTGAAAAGATTATTCAAGCCTGAAGATATAATAGATATTCCTGTAAAAGATTTGGATGATTGGACGATGATAATGATAATGATCGACGAGAATATGGAACAATACAGAACGAATCCAGCGGTGCAAAATGAAGGAGTGAAAGCAGCTTTTGAGTATCTGAAAAAACAAGTTGCCTTTAAGCAAGTTGTTCGTGCGAAAAAGTATGCCATCGTTTTTGATGAAATTCCAATCCCTGAAAAAATTAGTTATACTCCTTTAGCAGCACAAATTGCCACACAACTTGGGGACATACGGAAAGAGAAACGAATATATACGTCATTGCGACAATTAGAGGCTTCTGGCGAGATCGAAATTCCAAGGCCAAAAAAGCCTGCAGAAGAGGCGAAAGTAAAAGAGACTGAAGAAGCAAAAGAAGAAACAAAAATAGAGGAAGAAGAAGAAAAAATAGAAGAAGTTAAGGTTGAATTAAGCAAATTAGCAATGAAAATTCTTGGAAGGACTTCATATGTCGATCGATTTTTTAATACATTACAACGATTGCTCAAAAAAAAGGAAATAATAATTCCAAAGAAGAATCAAATAGCAGTGGCGAAAAAACTCGTGAGCATAGCGAAATTTGATAGCGCAACAATGGCAAGAGAATTGGTTAAATCAGTTCAAAAGAAAAAAGATGATACAAAAAAAGAAATAGTGGTAGAACTTGAAGAATATTTGAGAGAAAGTAGTAATTGGGTAGACAAGCTGAATGACCGAGTAAAGAAGATGCTTGAAATTAAAGATGTATTAGATTCAGAAATTTATGATAAATCAGTCGAGAAAACTGAGTTTAAAATCAAATCAGTATTCCTTATTAGGAATCTGCAAAAACTTTTAGGAGGTAAAAATGAAGCCAGAAAACTTCCAAATGGAAGAAAGTAAGTCCGTTAAGGACTTGATGAAGGACATTTTCCGTGAGCACAAGAGGAGAGAGTTTCATTGGGAGACTCTTACAGATGAGGTTCTTACAAAGATCGGGATGGCATTTGATTGGCCAAAAAAGATGAAGATAACCATGCAAAAGACCGTTGAAGGGCTGTTTCCGATTGTGCGACGAGAAATGGAGGATGCCAAAGAGGGAGTGTTTTGTCCAACTTTTGAAGGAGATAAAGGATGGAGGATTGTAGCACAGACATTGAAGGATTTAGAGGAGGATACTGAAGACGTGATTAATGAATTGCTACGAAGGCAACGTCGGGCAGTGGCGTTTAATCGTGCCAAGGAACGCGGAGCGGAAGCTGCCGTGGGGCAAGGAATATTGAATCGAGCTAAAATCGATGAAGAATTGACAAGAGGAATGAATGAAGAAATAAAAGAGTTAAAAGAAACTGAAGAGGAATAAAACAATTCCGAGTTAAGCGAAACAGAAAGAAAAGAGGGACAATTATTATTGCCGATGTAAATTAAATGCCTGAAAGTTATAAAGAAGATGGGCGACCAGCTCAACAATGGTATTGGGATGATTGGTTTTCTGCATTCGATGTGCGACTTTGTAGCGTTGCAGCTCGGGGGGTATGGATTGACATGTTAGGTATTATGTATAAGGCTGAAATTCGTGGTACTTTAACCATAAATGGAAGGCAAGCTGATAGCAAAATACTGGCAAAAATAGTCGGTGAGACAATAGCAAATATAAATAAATATTTAAAGGAACTGGAAGAACAAGATGTTTTCTCTCGCCTTGAGGACAATACAATAATTTGTAGGAGAATGTTTCGTGAAAGCGGACGTAAAGATCAGATAAGTAAAATACGATCTATGGCTGGCAAAAAGGGTGCAGAAACACGATGGCAACCAGATAGTAAAGATATAGCAAAAATGGCAGCTTCTACTTCTTCTCCTACTCCTATTTCATCTTCTTCTTCTAAAGATAATGTAGAGCTTCGAAAACAAATAATAGACTTCTTTAATAAAGCAACAAATCAAAAACGATCTTATACTTGTGATGGAACGAATAAATTAATTATGGGTAGATTAAGTGAAGGAAGAACTATAGATGATTTTAAGCACGTAATAAATACAAAATATACTCAATGGAGAAATGATGAAAAGATGAGTCAATTTATAAGACCGTCAACTCTATTTAGGCCAGAGAATTTTGAGAATTATATGAATGAGCCTTATGAAGATCCCAGAAAGAAGATATTGAAGGTAGGAGAATCTACACATACTAGCTCAATAAAAGAGGATAATTATGCAAAAGCCCGAGCAGTAAAGATGAAACAACTCCAGGAGAAATACCAAACTGAGATCGATAAGGCGACAAAAGCACACGCTTCGGATTGGTTAGATGAGATTGATAATAAGATCAAAGAAGAAATAGCAGAGTTTTCTCGTAATTATAAGGAGGAGAAATGAGGTGTATAGAATTTCCCTTTGGTGGATATGATTCTTATAATGAATATTCTGATTATATAAAATCTCATAAGTGGAAAACCATCTATACTAAAGGCAATGGAATCATGGAACAATGTGAAAATTGTGAATGTTTAATGCAACATGCTTCGGGTACTATAAACTTTAGATTTAGTTGTTCCATAATTCAGGAGGGAAAATGAATTTATCAGTAGTAGCTATTTTGATATTAGGGGGGATTTGTCTCGCACTCATTACCTGGCTCTATCGGCAGAAAATATATTATGAGAATCTATTGCATCTTAGAGATAAGGGGATTAATGCACTGGTTGGAATTAACGAAATGGAAATGAAGAGACTTGCCGACGAGTTGGAGAAATACAAAGCAAAGGAGGGAGAATGAATTTATCAGAAATTATCTTAGAGAAAATCAAAAAGTATTATCGAGGGAAGGAAAATGCCATTAAAAGGAAAGACCTACTGGCTATTATTAATTGTGTTTATGACATTGAATTAACCGATCGCGAACTCCGGAATATCTATTGCCAGTTGCCAGTGATTTCCTGCGATAAAGGTATTTTTTATCCAACTAGAATTTCAGAGGTTGAGGAATTCCGAGTATACCTACGAAAAAAAGCTCTACCCCTGTTTGAGCGATGGCAACGAGTAGCGAGTATTCATTATAAAGGAAAACAATTGGAGTTATTTTAAATGAAACAACATGAAAAAGAATTTCTGGCTTGGTTAACAGGTTTTTGGGAAGGAGAAGGAAGTTTTTCAATAGTTGGCGATGACTGTAGATTTCAAGTGGGGCAGAGTGGTTTAAGGGGTAAAAAAATCATTTTAGAAATTAAAGATTTTTTTGATAAATTAGATATTTACTCTTATTTAGGAAAGACTGTAAGTAATTGTCATACGGTTAGAGTTGGAAATATAAAAGATGTTAATAAAATTTTTAAATTAATTCTACCATATATTAGATTTAGGAAAGAAGAAGTTGAAGATAAGTTAAGTTTAATTAAAAACAGAAAATCAACAAAAAGATGGTCTATGCCTGAAAAGATATATTTAACCAGAAATTATAATTTAATCTCGAAGGATAAAATAGCTGTTTCATTGGATCGTTCATTAGCGGCGATTTGGAAGAAAGCGAATGAATTAAAATTAACCAGAAGAAGACATTGGACTAAAGAAGAAATAGAAATCTTAAATAGCCATATCTCACTTTCCATGAAACAAATAGGAGAAAAACTAAATCGATCTTACGGAGCCGTAAAAGCAAAGAGATATAAATTAAGGTTATTCTAATGGGACGCTGGCTCTCTAAAGAACAATATAGGGAACGTGCCAAGATAATTGTCAAATTACGAGATGAGAAGAGACTGCAATTCGCGGATATAGCGAGGAGGATGGGCATCCAGCAGGGGGTCGTGGAGTATTCTTATCGTAAATCAAAGAGGGAGGAGAGATGAAAGAATGGATCGTAGTTATTCGTGGTGTTTTAACTGGATTTTTACTTTATAAAGTCTATGGTGAAGTGGGTACTTGGACTACCATAACTTTATTTTTAATTTTTGTAGGAATGGAACTCATGGTCTTTTCAAAGAGAAAGCATAATGATTAACACAGTAGCGAAAGGGACCCGAAAAGAGAAGGCTTGTGCAGATGAGCTAAAAGCACAGGGTTATCTAACTTGGAAGGTGATTAATGTCAAATATCAGAGTTTGGATCTTTTTGGACTTTTCGATGTTTGTGGGTTAGCTAAAGATGGTTCTCACCTTATCTTTATCCAATCTAAATCGAACAGATGTGATACGGCAACTAGAGATAAGATTGCCAAGCTCAAAATGCCAGCTAATTGCCGTAAAGAAATCTGGATCTGGAAAGACAGGAAATATTTCGTGAAGGAGTATTACGATTGAAATACCCAGACGATTTTATTAATCAAATAATCTGCGGAGATTGCTTGGAAGTGATGAAGGAGATGCCTGATAAGTGCGTGGATTTAGTTTTAACTGACCCACCCTATAATATGGCATCTTTATGTTTGGTGAAAGGATTGCTAGGGGAATCAGAGCGAATATTAAAAGAAGGGGGTAATTTACTTTTTTTATGTGGGCATCATCAGTTATTTTCAATTTTGGAAATACATACTAAATTAAGAAAATGGTGGATTGGTTGGTTAAATCACAATAGAAGTAATCGAATTTTTGGTAAAAATCTCATAACAAAAGGAAAACCATTTCTTTGGTATTCTAATAAAATAAGGAAAAATTCCGCTAGGGTTCCCTTTGATACCATAACTTTATCAAAAGAAGAATGGAGCAAAGCTTTTCATAAACAAGAACAACCGATTGGTTTTTTTTCACATTATATAGAATTTTTAACAAGGGAAAATGACATTATTTTTGACCCATTTCTTGGCTCTGGTACAACTGCTCTAGCATGTAGGAAACTCAAACGCAACTTTATCGGCATAGAGATAAATCCCGATTACTGCAAGATAGCTGAAGAGAGATTGGCACAGGGGGTGTTATGAAAATTAAGCGTCTCTACAAATGGCAGCTCTACCTCATCGCCT